TTGTAGGCCTTGGCATAGGTCGATTTCAGGTCATCCATTGACTGAGCTGCAAGCACGATCTGAGCAATAGTGCTGGGATCGAGCGGCTCTTTGACTGGCTTTACGCTGGCAGCATTACCGTCATCGTCCTCTGGTGCGATTCCAGTCGTTGCCATCAGGCTGTAGCGACGGGCATAGGTCAGTGCTGATCCGTATCCCTGTGCGTCTTGTTTGCTTGCAGGGACATGGAGACGACCGCCAGAGAGTTGCTCTCCGCTCTCATGTATCAACAATGTTTCTACAATCACCCCGGACTCGCACTCATGAGTCTGTTGGACTAGGGCAATCCCGTTGTTGTTCAGGCCATCAATGACAGCCTCAACAACAGCAGAGAGGTCAGCATACTTTGACTTGAAGTGAGGGTTTCTCGAAGTCTTCAGCGCCGGACCAAATTCTCGCTGTGCCTTGACGAGTGCGGATGCGATTTGCTTCATTGTCGTTCCTTTCTGCGATGGGTTTCCAACCGTGTTTGCGCCATGTGATTGTTACGTCTGTTGCGGCGCTGCTTCTCCAGACGAAATCGGGGTCTGTGATCACGCTGCCAGACCTCCAACGAACAGAACAACCAACACAATCCCGCTGAAGGCCCAGCAAAGGCCGTCAATGATCTTTTCTTTCATTTGCTCAGTCTCCCGGTGGCGTTGGACTTCGTATTCCCAGCGATCTTGATCGTTTTCCATGTTGGCTCCTTGTTGACCGTGAAGCTACTGTAAACCAGTCTGTTTCAGTTGTCAAGCGGTTGGCAATGTGTTGTAATGTGGGATAGGAGGTAACACAATGAACGTCTCGAATGCTCTCGAATACGCAGCGGCTATCGTTGGTGGCAAAGGTAAGCTCTGTATCGCTCTAAAGCTCAACCGGCAGAATCTGTACAGCTGGAGGAAGGCCAACCGTGTCCCAATCCATCGAGCACTCCAGATCGAGGAGCTGACTGCTGGGAAGGTCCGAAAAGAATGGCTTGTACCGGGGTTTTTCAATGACAACACTGACAGCACGAAGCAAGTGGCAGCTTGAGGGTGATGGCTACAAGGTCGCCATCGTCGAGCACTACAACGGGTTCACCAAGCGCAAGCACGACCTGTTTGGCTGTATCGACATCCTGGCAATCGGCAATGGTGAAACTGTTGCTGTTCAGACTACGAGCAAGAGCAACATGAGCAGCCGTAGGAACAAGATCCAGGAGGCCGATGCTTACCCGGAGATGATCCGGTCTGGCTGGCGCATCCAGATCCATGGTTGGTACAAGGAAGGCAATCGCTGGCAGTGCAAAGTGGAGGAGCTATGCTGATCCCGTTGACAAACGAAGATGCCCGGAAAAGAGCCTTAGAGGCCGTACAAGCCGCTAAACCTGGATGGGTGGTGTCGATCTCTAGACCCAACCGTTCAACGGCTCAAAACTCGCTCTATTGGGCTGTTCTACAATCGATCTCCGAGCAGATCATGCCTGGTGGTCAGGGGCATCACCCGGATACCTGGCACATCTACTTTAAGACCCTGTTTTTGCCTAGCAGGATGCGTGAGATGCCTGGTGGGCAGTTGGTGGAGTTGGAGCCGACAACGACAGGGATGACAACAGCAGCGTTTAGCGAGTACGTTGAAAAAGTCATTGCATGGGCAACAGAGAAGGGTCTGTCCTGGACAGAGGAGGTGCGTGCTATGCGTGCGGAGCGCGACACGATAATGCAGTTGCCAAGCGTTTACCAGACGGAAGCGTAGTCGGTATGCACTCCAGGGAATATGCGTTGTTTTGTGAGGCGAAATACGTCTTAAAACTGAAGTCTAAAGAGCGCCGGAGAGAGTATTTGGAGCTTGTAGAGAAAGCTCGTGGGATGAGTGGTCGCTTAGAGCTGCAAGACGAAATTTTGAGGTGGAATCGTGTACAGAAACAAAGCTCTACTTAGATGCGTTTCCAGTCTTCCATGTCAACTTTGTGGTAGACAAGGGGAGACACAGGCTGCACACGCCAACTGGACAGAGTATGGTAAGGGCATGGCGATAAAAGCTCATGACTGCTATGTTGCTGCGCTCTGTGTCCACTGCCATCAGTCCATCGACCAGGGTTCAAAACTTGACTACGGTGAGAGGAAAGAACTGTGGGAAGCTGCCTGGCGTAAGACGATTCTGGTGTTGTTCGAGGATGGATTGCTGGAGGCGAAATGAAAAAGCTGATTGCTATACTGTTGTTTGCTGTGTCAACGATGGTTCATGCAAACTGCATGACATCGACCTACATCATCAACGGTAGGATGGTTGTTTGTACTACTTGTTGCTACGGTACAATTTGCAATACGAATTGCTTTTGATGTAAAATTTACTTGTTGGCGTAGGAACCGACAGATAGAACCCTTGCTCATGCATCCTGCCCAGTCTCTCCGTCTGGGTTCCTACCAGGGTGCAGTAGCAAGGGTTTTTTCATTTCTACGGCCAACCGCACTCCGAGCGAGATCAAGAGCCTGCATGGGCTGCGCGGAAGAAAACACCGGCCAATCCTCACCCGAATTGATGCCGACCAGACTGTCTGCGAGGTACTGGACAACATCCCTGCTGATAGGGTGGTAGACCCAGCAGTGATGGATGAATCGCAGCCGCCAGGTACTCTGGCCCTGTCAGCATAGACAGTGGTGGGAGAGGTAGGAAGCCAGACAATGGCTACCACCCTGGGGGAACTATCTCTAAACAAACAGAGAGCTATAGATCAGCAGAGTTCTATAGAAAAAAATCACTACAACACTAACGCACAAAAGCACTATTCTGTGCGCTCCAACAGGAGAACCCATGAAACCAGACGACATCTCAGCAGATTGCTGGAACGACTTCATCGCTCACAGAAAAGCAAAAAGAGCCATCGTCACCAATCGAGTCATCAACACAATCAGACAGGAGGCACACCTGGCAGGATGGACGCTAGAGCAAGCACTGGATCACATGGTGCTGATGGGCTGGAGAGGCTTCAAGGCTGAGTGGGTGGAAAAAAAGACCCAAAAACAGGATCTCTGGGATCAGCTCACGGGCAGAAACATCATTGACATGGAGCAAGCAAGATGCAGAGCTATAGCGAACGGCTGATAGAGCGGTTTGGACTTCTCTGGGGCAAGCAAAAAGTCCTGAGCCAGTTCGGATCAACACCACAGGAGATCGACGCATCAAAACAGGCGTGGGAGCATCAACTTCGTTCTGTCGATCCAGATGTCATCCTGAGAGTCTTGGAGCATCTGAGACAAGATCCACCAGACTGGCCTCCATCTCTTGCACAGTGGATCAAACTATGTAAGGAGCACAATCGACCAGAGCACAGAGCGGCATTACCGCCACCAGCAAAAGAGATCACGCCAGAAGGCCAGAAGGTCATCGAGATTGCCGTACAGCAGATCAGAACACCTGACTACGATCCGCTGCACTGGGCTAGGTTCCCAAAGTCAACACAGGCCGTTTTGCTACTGCGTAGAGGCATCAAGGACGACCATCGGCTAAAAGACATCTGGAATCATCACATTGCGACAGACGGCAAAGACTGCCAGCCGGAAGCACGAAAGACGCTACAGGCTATAAAAGAAAGCTATAGGGCAGTCGCAGTCGATTAAAAAATATTTTACAAAAAGTTCACACAAGACTGCAATGCTGGTGTAAAGTTCAATCCAGCAGTACACACAACAAAGGAGCAAACATGAAGGTCAAGGCATCAACACTCGCTAAGGCGCTGGAAGCCATCAAGTGGGCGCAGAACCAAAAGAACTGCCCGGATCATCTGCGTTTCCTAGAGGTTCTGGAAGCACAGGTTGATCTCAAGATGGCACTCGGAGTAAAGGTCGAAGTCGATGAGCAGTTGCGTTGAGTGTGGCTCCTGGTCATCCAAGACACTGGAGACCAGGAAAGACACCAGGTACGGGTTTGTCTGGAGAAGAAAAAAGTGTCAGGAGTGCGGAAGCGTGTGGTCAACCTACGAGATTCCAGCCAACTCAGTAGAAGCTGAGATCGTCAACCCAGATGGAAGATTGGAGCGAAGATGATGGAAATCGAAAGCAGAATTGCGGGAATCCCTTGCATCATCAAACGGGTCAGCTATGAGCGCGTTAAAGGCTGCGAACGAGCTGATTCACGAGATGACTATTACGGGTGGATGGAGGCTGTTTATGAGGTCTACGACAGGCGTGGACGCATTGCTCCGTGGCTAGAGTGCAAAGCGACTGATCAGGACTGGCAACGGGTTGACAGAGAGTTTGACGCTGCTAGGGAGTACATCAATGATTGACATGAACCCGGATCTGGATGTCAGTTCGCACTTCATCCCAGAGCAACAACTGATCGTGTCAGTCATTGCAACAGCAATGCGAGACGCTTGCATCAAACCCTACACACCGTTTGGAGAAAAACGCTTGCAAATGACATTTGACTGCATGACCGCACATGACTTCCTGTGGACAGAAGCTCTGGAGTCTTATTTGCACTACCTGGACATCGAGGCAGCGTACTTCAGGAAGTCTCTGCTAAACACGATGGCAAACGATTCGGAGAAAACGATTGGACAGTTCAGCTCAGAAAACAGACGCGCATTCCGGGTCAACAAGCGGCTTTGGGATGCTCAACAATCCGGTGGATTGGTCAAGCCACTGGCTGATCCTGAAGCAGATGAATGGAAATCTGTGGACCCAGCTATTGACCAAAAACTACGAAGAAGCGCAATCGTTGCTGGCACAGATAGCAACGCAGGCACGAGTTATGTCACAGTTTCTCAAGATTCAGAAGGAGTCTGATCATGGAAAAACAGTCTTCAAATGACCGCACAAAAGTTCCGATGTATTGCTATCAGTTGAAAGGCATCACCTGGGTTCCGCACTGGCTCAAACCTGGGATCTTCGTGTCACCTGGTTATGGTCGGCATCAGATGATCGAGCAAACGTCAACTGATCTCATTGTCAAGGGAGCAAAAAAGACAAAAGAAATGCTGTTTCCATTCAGCTAAAAACTATGGCACAATCTGGGTGCTCCTTCATGGGTCTCCCCGATTGTGCCTCCCTCGTGGAGGCACTTTTTTTGATACCAAAAACTCTTCATTTCGTCTGGGTTGGAGATCCAACAAAACAGCCAGACGCAGAGATCCAGACATGGATAGATAAAAATCCGTCCTACACAGTCAAGGTTTGGGGTAACGACGACCTTGCAAAGGGCTGGATACTTGCAGAGCACATGCAACACTATTGGGATCGCCAGTTTTGCGGTGTCGCTGACTGCATGAGGTGGGAGATCCTCTACAACGAGGGTGGAATTGCGCTTGACGCTGACAGTGTGTGCGTCAGGCCGTTAGAGGATTGGCTGCTGGAGCCAGACGTTTTCGCTGTCTGGGAGTCAGAAATCAAACGGCCAGGACTGATCGCAAACGGAATCGTTGGATCAATCCCAAACCATCCATTCATTGGGCAGATCATTGCTGATCTGAAAGATGACAAACCTGGTGACAGGATGCCGTGGGAGTTCTCTGGCCCAGCACGAATCACGCAGACAATGCATTTGCATGAATACTCTGATCTCACTGTTTATCCGTCTCATTATTTCCTGCCTGAGCACTTTGCTGGCTCCAGCTATACGGGCAAAGGACCGGTATTTGCAACTCAGGCGTGGAGGAGCACAAGAGGTGGCTGGAAATGAGATTTTTGGTCACATCAGCGATAGAGAACGACGAAAGACGCTGCTATGAGCTGCTAGGAACGCTTGAGAGCATCTGGAAGCGATTCCCGCTTGCATCCATCGTCATCGCAGAATCATCGCGCCAAAAGCCGGATAGACCATTCCTAGAGGCTATCCCGCGCAGAGCGCATCTAGTCCCGTTTTGGGACACCGACTTTGTTCACGAGGCGCACAACGCAGGGTTCCCCAGAGGGTTCATGCAATCAGCAATTGAAATGCGGATGACGCTCTTGTCGCTTGATTGGCTGACAGATGATCAAAACTACAAAGTGAGTGGTCGCTATCAGTTAACAGATGATTTCAATCCTGACTCGCATGATCCAGACAAACTCGTCTTCAAGCGTAGAACTCCAACGGGGTTCAGTCTGGGCGAGTGTGGTACAACACATATGTACATGACAAGGTGCTACGGTATTGGAAAGTCTCAGATTCCGGTGTTACAGAGCGCGTTAGAGCTGGCATTGAGTTTTCATTGGGATCAATGGAAAAACAAAAAAGTGTTTGATATTGAACACGGATTATTTAAGTTTTTGCCGCAGACAAGCGTTCAGGAAGTTGATAAGATGGGAGTTATTGGTCGAATTGGTCATTTAGAGCACATCGTCGAGGACTGAAATGCCTATCACCAGCAAAGCTCAACAGCGGTTGATGTATGCAGCAGCCGGAAGCAAAAAGGTTGCAAAGTCGGCAGGTGTGCCGATGAAGGTTGCCAAGGAGATGATTGCTGCAACCCCGAAAAAAGCGTACGGCAAAATGCCTGCTCGCAAGGGAAAGATGTAATGGGAACGACTAACCAGCCAAACTACAAAAAGAAGCCGAAACCGGCTAAAGACAACGCTCCAAGCTATCCCAAGAAATGAAGTCAACTGTCAACAAGGCTGGAAACTACACCAAGCCTGGGATGCGTAAAAAGCTGTTTGAGCAGATCAAAGCGTCAAGCACACAAGGGACTGCTGCTGGGCAATGGTCGGCTAGGAAAGCTCAGTTGCTGGCTAAAGAATACAAAGCCAAGGGTGGCGGGTACAAATGAAAGCCTCTCAGCGAAGTCTAAACGAATGGACAGCGCAGAAATGGCGTACTAAGTCTGGCAAGCCATCATCCGAAACGGGTGAACGGTATCTGCCAGAAAAAGCAATCAAGTCACTGTCCCCTGCGGAATACGCAGCCACAACCAGGGCTAAGAGACTAGGAAAGGCTCAGGGCAAGCAGTTTGTGCCACAGCCAGACAAGATTGCCAAGAAAACAGCGAGGTTTAGATGATCTGCCCGATTGCAACTCA